TCACTTTCTTTATCTGTGCTTCTTGTGTTCCTAATAGTGAGTTAGGATCACTAGTTCCAACCCTCAAGCGAGAAGTTTCTTTCTCTCTTTTATAGGCATTAGTACCAGCATAGATATTCTGATAAGTATCTTCATCAAAGTTCCATATTGAATCGAAACCAATGAGACATACTTCATCAAAACCCATTATGGAAGCCTGAGCCATAGCTTGACTTCCTGCAAAGAAGTTGACACTAAATCTAGGGTCTTCTTTTGTACCTTGCATGTTTGTTATTTTCCAATTAGGGTCAACCCCAATAACATGAACTTCCATAATATCTGAGATATCATCATGAAGTCCAAATATCCAGACATTCTCATGTCTGTCTAAATCTGATTCTTTAATACTGAATGACGGATCAAAACCTGTAAGTATCATATCTTTATAATCTTTTGGAACAGGATCAAAGTCTGGAAAGATACATTTACTATGACTTGGGTAATCTGATTTACAAATTTCTTTGATGATAGTAGAATCACCAGAGATCAAATAGTCAGGTGCGAAGTCTCTATACAAAGCATTACAACCAAATGTAATACCTTCTAATGTATGTAAGGCTACATCTTTTCTACTTGGTCCATTACCTATGATGTACGCTGTAGCCATATCCCTCTCATTACAGTTCTTATTTTTTGTGGTTCATATTCAATGAACGGTTTTAATTTATTTAATCTTGTTTTTACTTTCGGCCAAATGAATTGTTCTTGTATTAGTTCATCATAATCATCAAAGATTTTAAACATATTATCAAACGCTATAAATGTCTCAGCTTGTATATTCTTACCTAAAAATTCTTTGAGTATGACACTATGTTGACCGTTTTCTACTTCTAAGACATCATCTAAAGTGTCATACCTGTCATACAAATATCTCATATCTTCTGTAATAGTATATGTCAATTTTTGTTTCTTCTTTTTAAACTCTTTATAATTATCAATACACTCATTATCTAAAAGATTCTTTACATAGTATTTCTGTTTAGATAAGTTAGCGACTAGAAAATCTTTAAGTTCATCTCTATGTTCACGAGCTAACTTAGCAAAGTGATACTTGTCATTTCTTTTTAGAAACGCTGGTAACTTTACGGGTACTTTACCGTTGTACTTGAAGAAGTCATAAGACTCTGTATTAAAATGATTGTTAATAGCTAAGTACAAACAGTAGGCATCAAATCCTTCTCTACTGGTCATTAATAATATCTTTTAGCTCTACCTAATGTGTTGTTGTTTAATTGATTGATTCTTTCTCTACGAATAGCTTCTTTCTTTTTTCTTTGTCTTTTCTGAGCTGGTTTTTCATAGTATTGTCTTTCACGAACTTCTGCTACGATACCTTTTCTTTCACACTTCTTTTTGAACTGTCTTAACATAACATCAAACGGAGGTGGTCCGTCATGTTTCTTTGGTTTGTTAAAATGTTTTCTTTGATGATAAGTTTTTTGTTTTTGTGGTCTCATATTTTATATTGGTAATTTCGCGTTTGATTCTTCTTTTAAAAAACGAAGACTTACTGCTTCAGCTTTGATCTTTTCTTTTAGGGGAGGAGTTATCAATCCTTTGACTGAATCTGGTTCTAAATGATTCTGTTGACAAAAGTAAACTATTGCATCTATGTAAGATAAGTCTTTTTTGATAACAAGTTCTTCAACTGAATTTGTAAATTTCTTTTTTGTTAAGATCATATATCTATTATAACAGCGTTCGCTCAGTTGTCAAGTTTTGGAGGGTTGTTGTGTCCTATCTGTGGATTGTAATCTGATATAGCTTTCTTAATAGCTTCTTCTGCTAATACAGAACAATGTAATTTAATTGGTGGTAATTGTAAAGCATCAGCTATATCTTTATCTTTGATTAACTTAGCTTCTTCTATAGTTTTACCTTTCAACATTTCTACAAACATAGTACTTGAGGCAATTGCTGAACCACAACCATATGTTTTAAACTTTACATCTTCTATGACATCACCATTCATCTTCATATCTAATTTCATTACATCACCACAAGATGGTGCACCGACCATACCTGAGATAACTGTAGAATCATTTGGATCGAATCTACCTACTGAATGTTTAGCAGGATCATTGAGTACTGACTCAAATCTATCTACTACTTCTTTTGAATATGCCATAATTTCTTTATCATTAATATGAATTGTAGGTTATAAGTGTTATAAATATATGTCGGAATCATATTGATTTCAATAACTATTTATAACAGGGATACTCTAATGAACTTAAAACAATCATGGAGTAGACACGGCGAAGAAGTAAAAGCGTCAACATTAACTTTGTTTGAGATGAGTTTTTTATTGTTAGGAGTTATTTCTCCAGCTTTAATAATCATCTTTACCATGTAACTTGAAGTGTATGAAACTTAGGCACTACTCCTAAAAACCATATTCAGTTTTATACTGAGATCGAAGACTCAACAACTGGTCAATCCAGTTGTTGGGATTTTCGACAAACAACTGAGCTTGTCCTGTTTCTTCTACTGATACAATAGTCACTATTCTTTCTACTGGTACTCCATGTCTTTCTTCAAACATCTTAGCGTAAGCTGTCTCTTGCATGAAGTATGATTTAATCTTACTCGGTGATTTAGCTTTAGTACTAGTCTTAAAATCTATTACAGATACTTGACCAGCGAACTCAGCTATACAGTCAACTCTACCAGCTATCGCTAGATCATCACTATACAAAGAACCTTCTAACATATAGATATCTCCGATCTTTTCTGTTATCTCTCTTGTTTGATTAAACATCATTTGATCAAGAGGTGTAGCTTTCTTTAACTTTTCTGTAATGTCTATATTGTTCAGAAAGTCTTCTTGCATGTAGTGATATCTTGAACCACGACCAGCGGCTTGTGCTGATATCTTATCAGCTTTCTCTGCTCCGACATTCGCTCTCCACTTAGCTACCCATTTCGCATTATGCATACCTGTAACAGTAGTGACTGACGGATACTTATTACCACTCGGTGTCACATAGTATCTTTTACCATTAATTGTTTCTGTAGGTAGAGTGACAGACTCATATCCTTCTAAGTGATTAAATTTCATTCTTTCTCCATTATTAATTTTTTCTTTTCGCTCGTGTCTTTTGATCAGCTTGTTTCTTAGCGTGTTTCTTTACTATCTCTCTAGTCTTATGTTCTTTAGCTGTCTTTCTAGTATGTTCATCAGCGACTGATCCGAACGGATGTGCTTCACCGACTTTCTGTAATACTTCTTTGAATCCATGATTATCTACATTTGTTGTACCACTACTTCTTACGATACCAGCGACTTTAGTGTAGTGTTGTTTCATGTGAGGATTATCTTTTAGATATTGTTCTTTCTGAGATATCGACATGAGGTGTTCTTCCACTTCATTCGTTTCTGTATTTAGAAAATCGTATGTTGGCATTAGTCTTGTATAAACTTTTGTTTTGAATCCATTACTTTAGCGATACCATCTATCTTCTCTTGCATCTTAGATGTCGCTTCAATTTCTTTTTCTTTTAATTGTAGAGATATCTCTTGAATGAATTGTCTATGTTTAACTACTTCTTCATTAGATGCAGTCTTCTCTGACATCAATTCACCGATTCTTTGATGAGCTTGACCTAGTTGTTTCTGTAATGATCGAATGTTGTCTTGTAATATTTTTATTTCTGTTTCTAAATCCACTTGTCTTTCTTCTCCACGAATGCTCTAACAACTTCTAGTTCTTCTGACTTGAAATCATTTAGTTCTTTCGGACCATAGAGAGTACCAAATCTTACACACTTGTTCGCTGTATTACAATGAGTAATCCAATCTTCATCTGACATCATAGTCTTATGTTGATTGTTGTCTGTATATTTAAATATCTCTTGACCTACTTTAGTAAAGAAAACTTCTACTGGTGAAGGATCATAATATCCTCGTGGCTTACCGTTATAACTTTTCTTTAATTCTTTTAAACTATTTATTATAGTATCACTTGTCTTCATCATTTTTCCTTTTAAATTGAATAACATTATCTTTTACCGGAACAGGAGAATCATCTTTCTCAGGTTCTTCTTTTGTGAGATCATCAATCTCGATTCCATCACCTCGTTCTCCCATAAGAGAAATCGGCATGAGACCACTATCTAATAACTCAGCGGGTATACTACCTGTAACTGAATTAGTGATAAGATTGTCTAACGCGCGAGAATTACGAACATAACTATCTAACATTAAAGCAAACTGTACTGCTGTCTTGTATACTTCGTGTGTTTCCCAATCAGATTCTCTTGTAAGAGATAATTCGTCTTCACCGAAGATCAATTCAACATCACCTTTATTAGTTATCCTAATAAAAGCATCACCTACATTACCTTCAATAGTAAAGTCACTCATTTTATATCCATACTTTTTTCTTTTCTTATATGAGCCATAAAACGATTGAACCCTGTATCACTTAAGAATGGTTGTTGTTTACCTTTCGGATCATCATATCCATTTGTTCTTAAGTAGTCTAGCATATATACAGAACCAGATTTCTCTCCGATTTTGAATGCGTTGTACATGGCTAACAATAGTATTGCTATATATGATAAGTATTCTATTATAGTTAATGTAGTCATAGTTTATCTAGTATACTAAAAGCGTACTAGTGGTATCAAGTCTTTTGTGTAATTTTTTGTAATCTGTCTATTTGTGATTGTATGATGGCTTTTCGATTTGGCCAATAGATGTATTCTTTATCTTCATTCTTCATTAAGTTCTGTAATAATGGTAGAATGAGTTTTTCACATTCAATCAATCTATCTTTATAATCTAGTTCTTTATTAGAATCGATAGTTGATAAGTTTTCTTTATGATCATCTAACTCGTTTAATGTCTTAGATACTAACTTAGATAGTAAGTCTACTTTAGAATCTAGTTCTTCTATCTGAGCTGAGTTAGCTTGACCTGCTGATGATTTAGCTACGGCTTTAAGTTGTTCTGCAACTTCTTTTCCAACAGAAGCGTCTTCACCTGTTTTTGTTTTTAGTTCGTCTTGATCTACAGCTGTAAATCCGAAATCGTTATATTCTATACTCATGATACTTTAGGTACCCATTGAATTTTAACACCTCGTCTAGCTAATTCGTTTCTACACTTTTGTTTAGCTTTAGGTTTAGTAGATGAGTTATTGATCTCTTTGAATAATTCTTCTTGAGACATACACTTAATATAATAGTGTTCAGTTTTTATCTTACCTGATTTTCTATCTCGTACTGTTGCTGATGGTTTAAATTTTATTGGCATTGTATTATTCTATTTAAAGAAAGAGGGAAGTTAATCCCTCTAATCTATAAGCTTATTAATCAGAGTTTTCGTCTTCTGTAGTTTGAACTGGTGCTTCAACAGCTTCCGGAGCTGGTACTTCACCTTGTTGTTCTTTCACTTCAGCAAGAAAAGATTCTCTTAGTCTTCCGACGCCAGCTAGTTCTTCACCTTTGAATGCACCTCGAGCTGAGCATACATCAATGATTGAAACAACACCTGCTAGGTCTTGAACTGTTAATATTTTAGTTTCCATTATTTTCTCCTGTCATAATAAATGGTATTAAAAGAATTGAGTAGATTGACGCTCCTCTGAAACGCGGATTGACTTACACAATCTACTCGACTCTATTAATTGTCTCATGACTTAGCATTTCTGTCAAGTCAATTCTTCTGTATCCTCCTTAAATAATTAGTTAAAACAATTCGCTCATGATAACTCAATATCACCTCCTTATCTAAAGTTTACAATCTCCTTCATAATGTACTACCTTGTCGGGTAATTTTCCTCACCCACCATTCATAATCTATGTTGGAAATCTGGATACAGTTGTGGCTTTAGCTGGTACGGCACTGTCATTCTTTTTAGTAATCGGTGTTCCGAATACTTCTGTATCTAACAGAGCTGTATAACCAGCTTCTAATCCAAGTCCTATCCATTTAGAAGAACTTGAATCCCACAAAAATTCTATTTGTTTGTTTAACATAGGATCGCGAAGAATAGCACTACCAATTATCGGGTCATATCTTCTTACTTCACTAGGGTGTTTTTTACCACTAGCATCTGTATAGAATACAACTCGTTCTTCGTCTGTTAATCCTAATTTGTTTGTCATGTATATATTTATGACGATGCCTTACTTTCTTTTGTCTCTTTTGGCCAAACAGTTGGAAAAGCTTCAGCGACGATCGCTTTAGTAATCCCTTTGTATGGTAGTTTTTTATTAACGATTGAATGTAAAAGACTCGCTTCAGAATTATGAAGTGATCTATACATATTTAAATAGATTTCTTCTCTCTTAGATTGTTTTACAACTGGTCCACCTTTGACTAGATACTGAAAATTTCTGTAAGCTCTAATCAATCTGTCTTCGGCTGTATCTACTGAGACAGCAGCACTTGGAAGAACGCCTTCTGGTAAAGGACCGTCTGGAACTAACCATTCTATGTTCTTAGCGTAAGCACCTCGAAGTATATACATGAAGTCAGCTCTTTTACCATACCTCTGTAGAAGTTCTATTTTTTCTTTTTTTGATTTTAACTTAGATGCTGCTTCTAGTATTTCAGCTGCAGATGCATCTTGAGTTAGTCTTGAATAATCGATTGCCATGATTTAATCCACCTTTAATATTATCATATTATTATTTACTCGACCAGTCACTTTACTAGCCTTAGAGTTTATTTCACTCATAACTTTATTTAGTACAATAGAACCTGCGTCTAAAATACGATCAATAAAATGTTCAGTCTTCACACCAAGTTTTTTACTACATGATGTTTTATCATTAAAGTTTTGTATAGTTGTACCTTTAACACTTAGTCCAGCTCTATCTGATTGATCATACTTAATGATCTCATTAGTCTTACTGTTAAACAACCACAGTTGTTTGGATCCAATAATCTTTGATGGATCAATAGACTTAACTTTATTGATAGGGTCATGATCTAAGAAACTTAATTTAGATACTAACTTAGTAGCTGATATCGCTTTAGCTTTTCTTGGCTTACGAATTGGTTTATTGTTATCAGCGTATCGTTCAGTATCTAATATAATTTTAGTGACGAAGTTTAGAAAACCTTTCTTCTCACTCATATTCATGAAACTATATCCTTCTTTAAGTTGAGGATCAGTACCAAGAATAGCGTCTTGAATTTCTAGTTGTAAGTCTGTATAGTGAGACGGAATCTTACTAGCGACGGCTGACGATACTTTGTTGTCTGTTAGATATGAATACATATCAAACTTATCTGTATCCCATAAATCAATAGCATGATCAACTTCACCAAGAAGATCACGGACTTTAGCTTCCATGTTTTCTTGTACAGTTTTTCTTTTCTTAACAATCTTGTTTGTGTCTAAGTCTTCGGCTTTCATTTCGATAGCTTTCTTATTATACAATCTTAATTCATTGTGAAGATGTTTCTGCCACCCAGCTGAAGCTTCATCAGGATAATCTTTATGATCTGGAAAATCTAAACCGTTTTCTAGTCCACGAATGATAGCTGCTATTGAACCTGGGATATAAAGTTTCTTAAACTTATTAGCATTCTTGTACCCATGCTCTTTCGCATAACCGATTATAATTTGATTACTTCTATTTCTATCGTTGAAATAATTGTACCAACTAAAGAATGTATTAATATTATTTGTTTTAAAATAATCTACACCCATTGGCTCTGGACCATAGTGCATATCATCTATAGTCTTTCTTGAAGCTCTCGTTGATCTTGTTTTTTTCTTAGCCATATTAATTATATATAATAATTTTATTTTCCGATGTGTTTGATTTCATTATTAGGTATAACTTGATAAGCACCTTTGTTATAACCGATCGCGACCGTAAAGTTCTTAGAAGCTTCTTTCTTATATGAATCATCTTCTCTAACAGTATATGAAGAAGGTCCATTGTAAGACGGATACTTCTCATTGTACTCTTTCATTTCTTGTAATCTTTGTTGTTGTGCTAGACTTGGTTCGTACTTACCTTGTTGATGTGCGATGATAGTATTTTTCTTCTTCTTCCAAGCATTAGTTTTTCTTTTCTTACCAGACGGTCCATATCTCATTGACGATCCTAGATTAATCATTCCCATGTAAACATTCTCTCCATTCTTGTTTATCGACTTCGTGAGGATACTTTTTAAAAAGTTTATCTCTACAAAATTCGTATCGTTCTTTTGACACTATTTTTACTTCTTCTACTTTTCTTTGTTTCGGTTCAGGATTTGATCCGATAGTAGAAGCGATTAAAAACATACAGTATAACCCTAAAGAATACATTAGTAAGAATCTTTTCATATCCACAAAAGAATGTTATTCTTAATTAAGAATATTAATCCAATTCCATTCAGTAGAATCAATGCTCTGTCATTCCATAAGAATGAAACGATCAACCAAAGAAAGACTCCGACTGTAGATAACATAAGATCATATTCTTGTAGACCTTCTGTACCTCGTATTGTCATACCACCTAACACAAAGAAACTAGCCACCCATTTGATGTACCAGTCTGTTGTGTAAGTCGGTGTTTTTGATTCTCGTTTTGTCATTGTACTAAATACCTATAAGGGCGAAAGGAGAAGACGGTACACTTAGGGAAATTTCACCAGTTACAGCATATATCATTACGAAACCCAATTTACGAAATACCATTCGTGTCTTCTCCTCTCATTGTTAGTATTATACAAAAAGTGTACCCGCGGTATCAACCTAGG